CGGTCATCGGGCGGTCTCCCAGGCGGCGAGCCATGCGTCGATTCGGGTCGCGCCGGCTCCCAGCACGCGACCCCCAGCAACCTGCTCGCGAATCTGCCATTGGCGCAGGTTGTCCCGCGCGACGGCGTCGCGATCATTGTCCGGGTCGTCCACGTCGGGATCCCATGTCCGGCCAAGAAAGCCGTTCCACTGTGCCACGATGTGCTCGCTTCCGAGCGCCTCCCGCACCAGCATCGGAAGCAGGCCGGCGGTGGCGGGGTCGCGGAGATCGGGCGGGTTGTTGACCGCGACACGCCCGCACAACTGCCGCTCGTAGTTGTCGCGAACCTGGTCATCTTCGAGGTAGCCGCCCGGGACCACGATCCCGTCGCGACCGTCGGGTTTGCCGTCCTCATCCGTGCCGAGGAAGCGCAGACCGTTCGGCCACCCCTTGAGGCGCGAACGCGCAGCGCAAGCGGACATGCGGCGCCCGAGGGCGAGGGCTTCGGCGTCGGTCATGGTGCGGCCTCCAAGGCGGCTACCAGCCCCTCCGCCTCTGATGCGAACTCGTCGTATCCGACAGGGAGGTGGGCGAGCGGCGCGGCAAGCCCGTCGTCGGCCCAGGACCACCGAACCGGGATGGACTCGTCCACTGGTGCAAGCGCGAGCGACGGGTCACGCCACGCCTCCCTCACCAGTGCGAGCAGCCACCCAACCGCACGCGGGTCGCGCAGGTCGGGAACGCACGGAATGTGATCGACGTAGACAACCACCCGAAGTCCCTGCTGGTAGCGTGGATCGTCACCACCAGCGACGAGGCCGGGAAGCATGCCGTCGTCGGGCCAGCGCCATCGAGGGCTGGCGACGGCGCGCTTACCGAGGGCGAGGGCCTGTTCGGGGGTCATGGCCGGTTCGCGGGCGAGGCTGTCGAGGATGGTGGCCAGGCGGGGGTCGGTCATGGGTGCAGGCCCTCCATTTCGATGATGAGGCGCGGCCGCTCGGGCATCTCGTCCGTCCCAGGCGCGAGCACCTCCAGCCAGCAGCGGGGCGCCGAATCGCAACGCATGACCCACGCGTCCGCGAATCGGAACACCTCCTCGGTTAGGGCGGGCCCCGGCGCGACGTTCAGCGAGAACGGCGGGCGCGACGGCGACGAGAGGTAGCCGAGCGCGTCCAGTTCATCGCGGAATGCACGGAACGCAGGGGCGTCGAGTACCACTCGCGTTCGCAGGCTTCCGGGCACCCTGACGAGCGCCTCCACCATCGCGGCGGAGATTTGCTCGCTGATCTTGGCGGCACCGACGCGGACGTGGTCAGCCATCCCTCCCCTCCTCCACCCTCACGATCCGCACCACCGCCCGTCCGTGCCGCGTAACAAAGACGTCGGCCCCCTCGCCCGCAGCGTCCAGCACCTCGGCCAGCCGCCGTCGGAACTCTCGCACAGACACCCGGATCGGCGCTCGCTTCTCGTCGCTCACGATACCGTCTATCCGTGCTGTGTACACAATCAACCCCGCGCCCCATGAAACACGACCGTCGCCCCCGTCGCGCGGTTCGCCGGGAAGATCCACGGCTTGAGTGCGTAGCGGACGGCATCCAGCACGTCCTTGAGCGGATGCATCCTCGAATAATCCCACGTCTCGAACGCCTTGGTGATGAGCTTGCATCGCGGATGCACCTGGAAGAAGCCTGCCGCGACGCGTTCGTAGACCCACTGACACGACGTGTCGAACGAGCCGCCGGAGGCGACGTCATCCTTTGCGTTGAGGATGGCGGGCGAGACGGCGCGGATCGCGACGCCGAGTTCGCGGGCGAGCGCCTTCGTGGTGTTGAGGTTCGACTTCTCGATGAACCGCCCCCGGGCGGGGTTGTCGCCGTGGACCGCGAACAGGTCGGACCAGCGGAGATCGTGGCGGGCCAGCATCGCGACCACCTCGATCACGAACTGCTCGTCGGTCGCGGTGCCATCCACCGCCACCTCGTCGATGACGACGACCGCTTCGCGAAGCCGGCCTTTTGCATCGCGGTACTGCTGGACTTCGCAGAGCGCGGCGGTGTGGCCGTAGGGGCGGTCGGCGGTCGCGTAGTCGATGCCGAGGACGCGACGAATCGGGACGACCTGGCCCGTCTTCGTGTCGCGGCGCGTCGGGTCGAACCGCATGCCGAGACCATGCTTCTTGGCGTCGAAGCACTTGAAGAACACCCCCTCGGGACGGGTTTCCCACTCGCCGTCGAGGATGACGGGGGCCCACATGGCGGGCGTGATGTGGCGCTGCCAGTCGATCCACTCCTGGTCCATGACAGTGCCGTCATCGAGGCGGAGTGGCTCGGTGCTGCCGATGGGGACCAGGTTCTTCGCCTCGAGGCGGGCGTGGACTTCGTCGATCTGGCCAGCCTCCACCATTTCCCGGAGCCAACCGCACGGGCGGTTGATCGGCGTGAGCGACATCCCCACATGCCCGCCGCGCCGCTCGACACGCTTTCGGAGCTCGCGGAAGACCTCCTCGTCCGGGGGCTCGTCGATGGCGACGTAGTCGATGGTCGCGCCCGCCAGCGCCTCGGCGCCCTGGTTCGTCGTGCGGAAGCGGACCAGGGAGCCGTTGATGAACTCGGCGGTCGGGTTGTCCTTGCCCCAGCCGTTCCGGTTGGTGTAGTGCTCGCGCGTCCGGAGCGTCAGGCTGCTCTTGTTCGCGAGCGTCCAGAACTTGCGCTGGATCGCGACGCTCTGGGCCCACGACGTGCACACGACCCAGATCTCGACGGGCGGTGCGCGAGTCGGGTAGTGCGGATGCGTTCCTTCGGCGCGCCAGTTGACCTCCTGCATCTGGGCCCACGTCTTCCCAATCGCCTGGTTCGGGCCACGCAGGAGCTTGACGCCCGTCGGCGGGTTGAGTCGGAGCCACTCGTCCTGCTTCGGCGTCCAGCGGATCCAGGGCAACAGGTCCGTCGTCGCGGACTCGACGAGGGCGCCGGTGAGGTCTGCGAGTTCCTCCAGTGCTGCCATCTCGACCGCGGACGCCGCCACTACTGCTCCGGCGTGGGTCGTGCACTCGGCAGGGGCTTCGGCTTGCGTAGTTCCGCGATCCGGTCGAAGAGGCGCTCACGCATGCTGTCGGGCATCGTGACGATCATCCCGGCAACGCGCTCGATGATCTGTTCGGGCGTCTTCTTCGCCGCCTCCTTCCTCGCGGCCTCCTCGGCCTCCTGCCGCGCACGCGCACGCTCCAGCTGCTCGCCGAGAGAGGCTGCCGGACCGTAGGACCCGTCCGCCGCCGCGCGACTCCGGAGCGCCTCCAGCCGCCGAACCTCGTCGCGGATCGTGGCGAGTTCGATCTCCTGCCGGATGTCCGCGAGCTGCTTGCGCATTGCGGCGATCTTGACTTGACCCGCAATCGCCGCAGAGAACTGACCTGCTCCGCGAGCCTCATTCACCAGACGCTCGAAGTCGCGGATCTCCTCCTCGAGATCATCGGCGCGGGTGTGGAGGTACGACTTGCGCGGCATCGCTCAGCTACTCGATGGGTTGAACGCCGAGAGCGGCCCCAAATTGAAACTCAAGATCAATCTCGCACGCAGGCGGACAAGTTGGCACCGCCGGGGTACCCCCTGGGTGGCCACACACCCCCAATTGCCCTTTTTGAGCTGTTTTGGGCACTTTTGCAGAAGTGGCGAAAACACGCTGGAAACGGCACTTCGGTCATCCCAGCCTCCCCTCGATCCGTGCCGCCACTGCGGCAGCCGTCGCAGGATCATCCACGCGGAACGACACCGACGGCAACCCCGACCCGAGACGGAGCGGACGTTCGATGCGCAGGCGGCGGCCGCAGGGGGTCGCGGTCCAGCCCGGAGGCAGCGTGGGGGTTGGGCTTTCGACGAGGTCGATCATCGGGCCTCCGACGTCAGTATAACCGGGTTGGTGTTTGGTGTACACGAAACGGTGCGCAGCCCGGGATCCCGTCCCCGTAAGCCGAGCATCGCAACCAACAAACCGCCGTCGTAAGCCTTGTACACAGGTCTTTCCCTTGCTCGTACGTACGATAGTGAAAAACCACCGCTCACGACTTCTCGGCGTTCGCGCGTGTTGTGTACAACGTGTACAAGTGCCTTTTTGGGCAAATGATGAGGTTCACCCTTGCTG